AGGAAAGATATACGAACAGATTCAACACAATGATGATTTGTTTCCCAATCCTATTGTTACTGGAAACTTTTTATGGAAAGATGGGCAGCAGGATAGTCATGTTGTGTTTTCTCCAGATCCAAATGGCAGGTTTAGAATTACATGGATGCCGCCTGCAGAGATTCGTAATTCTGTAAAGATGGAGAGAGGTAAGCGTATCCCAGGCAATATAGATGTTGGGGTGGGTGGAGTCGATTCATATGATCTTGATGAGACGGTAGATGGTCGAGGGTCTAAGGGGGCACTGCATCTTTATAATAAGTTTCATATTGAACACCCGTCAAATATGTTTGTTTTAGAATACGCATCTCGCCCTCCACTTGCTAAAATGTTTTATGAAGATGTGTTGATGGCGGCTGTCTTCTATGGTTATCCTATCTTAATTGAGAACAATAAGTACGGTATTGCAAGATACTTTGAATCAAGAGGTTACGATGGTTACTTAATGGATAGACCTGCTCACTTAAAGTCTGGATCTTCTTCTATAAAAGTTAAAACAAAAGGGATACCTTCAAACTCTCAAGACGTTATACAATCTCACGCTCAAGCTATTGAGGCTTATATTCATGATCATGTAGGAATAAATAGAGATGATGGGTCGATAGGAAAGATGTATTTTAACAAAACTCTTGAGGATTGGATAGGTTTTAAAATAAATAATAGAACGAAATTTGACCTTACCATATCTTCAGGTTTAGCGCTTTTAGCAGCGCAAAAAACTAAACCTCGAAAAATTAGTAACTTTGCTGAAAGCAAGTTTTTTAGAAGATATAAAGTGATCGGATGATTTCTTATATTTGCATGAATAAAGAATATAGATGTACAGCAACTCCAAAAGCAATCAATCATTTCCAGATCCACTTGCGCCAGCAGAGAAGAAGGTAGACAATAGATATGGTATGAAATATGCCAAAGCTATTGAAGCTCAGTGGCGTGGTTCGGGAGACAGGAATGCAATTCAAAAGAAGAGAAGAAAGCTTTTTGAAAAAAATAGAAAGTATGCATTAGGCATACAGGATACTTCTATCTATAAGAGACTACTTAACAGCCTTGACCCAAACTCTGGTGATGGTAGTCTTATGAATTTAGACTACACTCCAGTTCCTATACTACCTAAGTTTGTAAGAATCATAGTAAATAAGATTCTATCAAAGAACCCCTACCCTAACCTAGAGGCAGTAGACCCTTTCTCATCGTCTGAAAAGAATCAGCAAAAAAGAAGGATTAAGAATCAAGTAGAGTTAAGGGAGCAATTAAAAAAACTAAAAGAAGACACTGGTGGGTTAATGTTAGGCGAAGACCCTGACAAGCTACCAGAGACTATGGAGGAGGCTGAAATATTCTTAGACTCTAACGTAAAGACTGATGCTGAAGTATCAGCGCAGATAGGAACAAATCTGACTCTTACTTGGAATAACTTTAATGATGGCACTTTCAGAAGGTGTGTAAACGATCTTGTTGCTTTAGGTATGGCTGTGGTAAAAAGATCGAACGATCCTAATCAAGGCATAAAGATTAATTACGTAGATCCGTCTAAGTTTATTCACAGCTACACGGAGGATCCATCATTTAATGATATGATGTATGCTGGTCATATAAGAACAGTATCTATTGGAGAGCTAAAAAGACTTGTAGGCAATGAGCTTAGTGAGGAGGATTTTCATAAGATATCTCAAAAAGCTCGTGGCAATTCTGCATATCCTCAGGCTTCTACTTATGACGACATGGCTGATAAGAGCATCTATGAGTATGATGAGTACACTATAGACATTATGGACTTTGAGTTCTTGTCTGTAGACACTATGCACTTCCAAGAAAAAGAAAATAAGTTTGGTAATGTAAATTATTTTTACCAAGGGTTCTCTCCTAAAGAAAACAGTGTGTTCTCTTCAAACCCTGATTGTATGAATATCACTTGTGTATATGGTGGTACGTACATTATGGGGACTGATTATATTTTTGGGTATGGTAAGAAGAATAATATACCTAAGAATATCCATGATATTACAAAGGCTGAGCTGTCTTATTCTGTTGTAGCTACAAACATTAATAAGCTTGTACCTAAATCTATGGTTGACAGTTGTATAGGATTTGCTGATATGCTGCAACTCACTCATCTTAAGCTTCAGCAGGCGATAGCTAAGGCAAAACCTGACGGCTTAATCATTGATATTGAAGGATTAGAAAACGTACAGCTAGGTAAAGGCGGAGAGTTGCAACCTCTTGACCTTCATGATATATACGAACAGACTGGTGTATTCTACTACAGAAGTAAGAATCCAGAGGGCGGCGCTCAAGCTCCACCTGTAAGAGAGATCGGTAATGCAATTAGAAACATCAATGAGTTAGTTGCTTTATATAATCACTACTTAAAATTAATAAGAGACGCTACAGGTATTAACGAAGCAATGGATGCCAGCTCACCAAAAGGAGACGCTCTTGTAGGTGTAAGACAGCAGGCCATAGCTGCGGGCAATAACGCCATATATGATGTCACTAACGCTTCAATGATTCTATATAAAAAAGTTTGTAATGATATTGTTAAGTGTCTGCAAATTATACCAGAAGGATCTGTTATTAGTCAAGCATATGAAAATGCTATCGGTAAAGAAAATATGCAGGCGCTAACTTCATTTAGAAATCTGCCTATGTTTAACTTTGGTGTAACGGTGGTTAAGGAGATGGAGACTGAAGATAAGCAGTACTTAGAACAAAGTATTCAGGTTGCATTAGCGCAGAAAGAAATTGATCTTGAAGATGTTCTTCTTATTAGAGATATGAAAGATGTCAAGCAGGCTGAAAGACTGTTGATAGTAAAGAGAAAGAATCGTCAAAAGATGCAGCAAAAAATTGCTCAGCAAAATTCAGAGATGCAAGCTCAGCAAGCTAGTAAGGCGGCTCAAGCTGCATCTCAAGCTAAACAACAGGAACTTCAATTAGAGGCTCAGTTAGAGCTGCAAAAGATTCAAGCTAAAGCTCAAGCTGAAATGCAGTTAGAGCAAGTTAAGCTTGCCGCTAGAAAAGAAATAGAATTAATCAAAGCTCAAGCTATGTTAGGTTTAAGAACTGACGATCAAGAGTTTAGAGAGAAACTTGAGGTTCTTAAAGAAGATGGCAAGAATGCTAGAGTTGATCAGCAAGCTGAACTACAAAGTCAGCTTATAGCTCAGAAAGAAGGAGCAGCGGGACTGCTAGACACCTCTGATGATAATCAAAATATTTTAAACCAGATGTAAGATGGCGCAAATAAATTTAGACGTAGCTCAAGACTTAGATATTACCTGCAGGCAGGGTGATACTTTTTCGTTTAGTTTTACATTGAAGACATCTGCAGGAGTTGCTATTGACGTGACTAACTACGCTTTTTATATGCAGGTTTATAAGATTAACAGAACTGGAAGGGTGTTAGAAATATCAACTACAAACACAACAGACGCTGCACTTCAGAAGGTTACAAACGGGAATATAGTTGTTGAAGCTGATGCAGATCAAACAGCCAATACTGGTTTGATATCTATAACTATAGGATCAGAAGTAATGAAAACTATTTCTGCAGGAAACTATAATTACGAACTTCAATTTAATACCACTGGAACATCTTCTGGTGTAGACACTACTTTACTAAAAGGATTGATCACTGTTGTAGGTGATGTGACTAAGATTGACGATAGGTAATAATGGCGGTTACTACATACACAATAACTTTTAATCAGCCTACGGCATACAACGTAGAGCTATCTAGCGTTACTGCTTATTCTGTATCTTTAACCACGCCAACTAGCTATCAAGTTGTTCTTAATTAATTATGCCTAGAGTAAAGAAAAGAAAAGGCAAAATGCCTAAAAAGTTTTCCGTTAAAAGCGGAGACAAGTCAAAGTCTGGCGGGCTTACCGCTAAAGGCGTTAGGCGTTACCGTGCGGCAAACCCAGGTAGTAAATTAAAGACAGCTGTTACAACTAAGCCATCAAAGCTAAAAAAAGGCAGTAAAGCAGCTAAGCGTAGAAAATCTTTTTGCGCTAGGATGAAAGGAATGAAGAAGCGATTAACCAGCGCTAAGACAGCTAGAGATCCAAACTCTAGAATAAATAAAGCGCTACGAAAGTGGAATTGTTAAAATGAAAGCAGTAAAAAGAAAGAATACAAAGAATTTTGCTATTTTAAATAAGTCCAAAGCGATTGATCCAC